ACAATTAATACAATTACTGCGCCTAGTCCAATATTGTATTCCAGCGGTCAAATTACATTAATTCCAACAGGATTATGGACTATTAGTACTAGTGGAAATGTTGCATTGGCTTCTACTGCGGTACTCAGTAAAGCATTAATTATGACGTTTGACGGAGGAACCAATAAATGGTATCCATCATACTAAATCAGTTTTATAAATATGAAAGATACCGTACAATAAATAAAAGGCCGCAGAATACAATATGGCAACATTACCAGCAACAGGATCACAAATATCATTTGGACAAGTTAATCAAGCATTTACTAACTATGTTCCAAATTCTGATGGGTCCGGCCCGTCTCCTGCAGGTGGTAAGAATATAAGATTAAGTGCTTCGTTAGGTTATAATTTTGGTGCAAAGAATACAGGGACATCAATTTCAATATCATCTACATTCGGCGGCAAAACAACACCGTATGGATATTAATAATGAAAATAACACAAATTGATAATTTATTATCTAAACTAAAAACAGTTAGTAAATGGGAATTAGATTCAGTAATCTACTATGACAGAACTTCAAATCCTAAAACATTATCTGATTTTTTAACTAGAATACAAACATTACAACTAGTTAAAAGAACTACAAATGAACAAGCTGAACTCGGTTATTTGTTAGAACTCCTTGAAGACATGGACGAAGATGAATGCTTAGATTTTTTGGATAGAACCGATGAAGACGACAGAATTTCATTCATTGAAAATTTAGCTAGAATAAGTGCTATTGAAATTTTAACTGGCGAAAAAATAAGTTTTGAAACGATGAATACTGCTTGCAAACTTAGCCCAAGTGACTTTATACTATGTGCAAAGCGTACACAAGATTTAATCAATGCGATCCACGGATTGGCAATCAAAGGTGAAACACTTAGTAATGATGTTGCAGGCGCATGAAAAACAAATCAGTATTTTCTTCTAACAGTTGGACTACAAAAAAACACAAACTAGCTGTGTTAATCCCCTGCAGAGATACATTACATTCTGCTCATGCTTTAGCATTAACTGAATTGGTTAAATTTAATACTATGAATAATATAGATACTCATGTGTTCATGGATGCTAGTACTATTTTATTAACTCAACGAGAAAGATTAGCTACCCAAGCAGTAGAATTAAACGCCGATTATATGCTTTGGTTAGATAGTGATATGGTATTTCCTGCAACTACGGCAGTTAGATTACTAGCACATAATGAGCCGGTAGTTGCAGGAAATTATATTCGCCGCCAAAAGCCATATAAAGGTGTAGCGTACGAAAAAATAGGTGCTTGGGAAAAACCATTATCATTTGATGTACAAGATGAACTAGTTCCAGTTGCCGGAGTAGGCATGGGATGTTTTTTAATTAGAACTAGTCTAGTTAAAAGTTTAACTAAACCTTGGTTTGATTTTCAATGGACTCCTGAATCAAATGATTTCTTAGGTGAAGACATGTATCTTTGTCAAAAGATAACAGCAGCAGGGTATTCAATTAAAATTGATACGATGCTAAGCCAAGAGTTACATCATCTTGGAACATTTGCATTTAATGTAGATTTACTAAATTAAATCTAATAAAATTTCTAATTTAGCTTTAATAATTTTATTAGCCAACGATGACTTTACACCTTGATGTAAAGGTTTAGGATATGAATCATAATTACACCATGCATATCCTGAATGCTCTTCATTTAATATTGGAATAAATTCACGATCTATTAATAATACATATGTATTATATTGAAAATTTTGATCGTTACTAACAAATAATTCTAATGGAATTATTTTTTTAATAGTGGGTGTCTTACCTACTTCTTCATGTATTTCTCTAGTTAATGCATCGTACGGTGTAATATCACTAGGTTCTTTTCTTCCACCAACGAAACCCCACGTTCCTGCAGTCTTACCTTGAGTACGTAATAAAAACAAAAACCTACCAGTTTCTTTTGCGAGAAATAATCCTCCACTACACACAATTTGATTTAAAGAATTAGACTCCATAATTTTGCTGAATAAATTCCCTCATAACTTTTACTCCAGGCATCAGTCCACTTGTATTGTGTTCCTGTGTATGAGTTAGTTATATAAGTTTTTGTTTTATTGGTGGTAGAATCGAGTATTATATTCCATTGAAGACCGTCCCATTCTATAATGTCATTTCCGTGCGCTTGGAAGTCAGTTAAATTTGCATTTTTCCAAGCAGCTGGTCCACTATATCCAGGAGTTCCAAATAATGTATTAATATTAATATCTTCTAATATTAGATAACGTGTGCCCGGTACTAAATTATTGGGTATATATGTTTCAGGATTTATTACAGCATCAACAGTTCCTCTTCCTGCTACTATACTATTAGTAGGTACAGTGTCATGATCTATATTTAGAATCATTGAGTTATCATCGTTTGGATCTAAACTTATATATGCAATAATAGTAGTGCCACCGGCTTGGGCGAATCTTAATTGACTTAGTCCTGCTTTAAATTGGCCAGGGTATATATCTAATATTGAAGGCCAGGAAGTCGTACTTGTTGGATTTGTTAAATCGATATTGTTATTATCTCCAGAAGCATGTATTAATTTTGCACTATTGTTAAGTACTAATAGATCATAATTTCCAGGAGTAACTACTACAGATGTATCTGGACTTAAATCAGCAAACATGTCAGCTGCATTTTGATCACTGTACTTTGATCCAACTGTACCTTGAGCAGTTTGAGAAAATACATTAGAAATAATTTTTGTAATAATTCCTAATTTTTTAACTTTTGCTGGAGGAGTAATCCATATGGGTGCATGAAAATTAAGAGTTAATATATCAATGTCTTCCGTAGAACCTTGTGGTATTGATCTGCTAGTCCACACCTGATTATCTAAAGTTATACTACTTAAACTGGTCCAGTCGATATAATTATCAGTAGTTTGTATTTCAAAACTAGGATTAAAAAATACAACTATTTGTTCCCATATTTGTAATTTTTGTTCAGTGTTTGTTGACCATATATCTGCACAAAAAGATAATTTATAAGGACTTGGCATTATACGTTCAATTGTATAATTATTTCCTTTGACATTTAAATATTCTTGAGTAGCATCATCAAATGCTCTTTCTCTAATATTTACTTTGCTAATAAAAGTAGGGTCTTGTAATCTTGTTAAATCATATTGCAAATCTTTAATGTAACATGCAATAAAAGGAGCACTAGGTATAGTATTTTCACTGTTCTTTTTAAGTAATTGACCAACTTGTCTAGTCATATCACCATATCTAACAGGCACACGTACTAATTGTCCTTTAGCATCTTTATAAGCAAAGTTGCTAAAAATTTGAATAAATTGGGTTATGTATCTGCGTACTTGCCCGTCGTAAAAATAGTCCATTTAAATTCTTCTTAGTTATCTGCTCTAGGTTTTAATACCTGACTTAGTGCTTGACGCTCTGGAACAACTACTCCACCTATAGTTGCAGTTGTTGTATTATTAACAAAACTTGCTTTTAATTTTCTACGTACTAATAATGGATCAGTAGTTTGTGTTTCTCCCAAAGTACTATTTGTCATTCGTACATTGTCCTCATATTTAATCCAATGTTTACCGTCATATCTATATAATCTATTAGGCAAATAATCTGTTCTTAAAAAGAATTGTCCTACAATTGCGCCTGCTGGGAATGAAATTCCAAAACCATACGGTACACCATCTGGAGGAATACCATCACCTGTTAAATATCCAACATAATAATTTTTATCAGGACTTGCTAGTATTGTACTAGCATTTGTTAACGTAGAACTTACTTTAATTAAATCGTTTGATACATCGGAAACTTGAGCCAATCCCCCGTCATTAGTAGGTATTACATAAAATTGTCTAGTCTCATAGCCACTAAGTTTTGCATCTTCTCTTGCTTGTGCAATAATTTGATCATTAATATCAATATTCTTTTGATAAGTTGATAACATATCTCGCAATGTACTGTTGTCACCAGCTCCACTATCGCTATCAAGTATCTCTTTGAATTCTTGTGTATCAACTAATGGGCTACATTTTGCACGTAATAAATGTGGATACCAAGTTTGGCTGTAACCATTAGACGGACGAGTTACTTCAGATACTACATAAAATCTTTTTAATGCTACTAATGCATCTTCATCTAATGCATATTCATCTTTCTGATGTGGCAGTTCAATAACATCTCCTGCTACAAGTTTTCTACCTATAGACTCAAATGTACCTCTAAGATGAAACGTTATCATAATATTGTCGTTATTTAAAAATAATCCAAATTGACTTAGGTTAAAATCTAAATCACTTAAGGTATATATTCCCCTAATTATATAAACATCTGGGTCATAATGCCTATCACGATTTTCCATGAACAATACGTCTTGTATTCCTAGTACACCTTGCTCGCTAACATTAGCTGGTTTTGAAGGAGAACTCTCACCTTCAAGCGGATCTACTGCTCCCAAATACTTATGCAAGTATACATCAGTACCGCCAACCTGAAATTCTTCATTAATAGTACGGTCTAAAAATCTAAAATCGTTGCCCTTTTCAGGACGGTATAAGGAAAGTCTTGGCATGGTATTATATTTATCTAATGGTTAAATTACAAAATTCTATTATTTTTTAGCTAAATATTATTATGACCGAAAATGAAAACGAACGCCAAAAAGTAATAGATTACTGCAAACTCATGCTAGGTGATGGTATGATTGACGTAGAACTAGATCCTGCACACTATAATATTGCTATTGACCGAGCATTAAACAAATTTCGGCAGCGTAGTAGTAATGCTGTAGAAGAAAGTTTTGGATTTTTAACTACAGTAACTGATCAAAACGATTATATATTACCTCAAGAGGTTACTAATGTTCGTCAAATTTACAGACGTAATATTGGTAGTAGAAGCGG